ACAAGAAATTCAAGAAGTTCTTATCCGTAGTGCAAACGATTTAATTAATTTAGATGCTCCTAATTACCAATATGCGGCTGCAAGATTATTAGCATATACTTTAAACAAGCAAGTGTTCGGCGAGTTTAATGCAATTAGTTTTTTAGATATGATAGAAAAAAATATCGAGCGTGGTGTATATGATCCTAGTATATTACAAATGTATACTAAAGAAGAACTAGCAACACTTAACTCATATATTAAACATAAGCGTGACGAAAACTTTACCTATGCAGGACTACGTCAAGTAGTTGACAAATATCTAGTTCAGGATCGTTCATCAGACGAAATATTTGAAACTCCTCAGTTCATGTACATGATGATCGCGGCAACGCTATTTGCAAATTATCCTAAAGAAGATAGAATGTATTATGTAAGGAGATACTACGATGCGACCTCATTATTTAAAATCAATATCCCAACGCCAGTCATGGCTGGAGTCAGGACCCCTGTCAGGCAGTTTGCAAGTTGCGTTCTTGTTGACTCTGACGATACCCTTGATAGCATCTTTGCCAGCGATATGTCTATTGGACGTTATACGGCGCAAAGGGCAGGCATTGGAATCAACGCAGGAAGAATCCGCGGAGTAAACTCTAAGATTAGAGGCGGTGAAGTAGCACACACAGGTATTGTCCCGTTCCTAAAGAAATTTGAAAGCACAGTACGTTGTTGTACACAAAATGGTGTACGTGGCGGATCAGCTACAACACACTTCCCGTTTTGGCATCAAGAGATTGAAGACATCCTTGTGCTTAAAAACAACAAAGGCACAGAAGACAATCGTGTACGTAAACTAGATTATTCGATCCAACTTAACAAAACAATGTATGAAAGATTGTTATCCGGAGGAGACATAACTCTTTTCTCGCCACACGATGTGCCAGGTTTATATGATGCATACTTTGGTGATCCAGAAGTATTCCAAGAGCTTTACGAAAAGTACGAACGTGCTTATAGTATTAAAAAGAAAGTGGTACCAGCAATGGAACTATTTTCAGCATTAATTAAAGAACGTGCTGAAACAGGACGTATCTATATTATGAACGTTGATCATTGTAATACACACAGTTCTTTTAAAGACACAGTGTATATGAGTAACTTGTGTCAAGAAATTACACTACCAACTAAGCCGCTTAATCATATTGATGATGACGAAGGTGAGATTGCATTGTGTATTCTTAGTGCTATCAATGTAGGAACAATTAAATCGGTAGACGACTTAGATGAATTGTGTGAATTAGCTGTAAGAGCATTGGAAGAAATTATTGATTATCAGAAATATCCAATCAAAGCGGCAGAAAAATCAACAAAGGCAAGACGTTCACTGGGTGTAGGGTACATTGGACTTGCACACTATCTAGCAAAAAACAAAGTAAACTATGCAGATCCTAAAGCATGGAAACTAGTACATGATCTTAGTGAAGCATTTCAATACTATTTGTTAAAAGCATCTAACACACTAGCACAAGAGCGTGGAGCATGTGAGTACTTTGACCGTACTAAATACTCAGACGGCATCTTACCTATTGATACATATAAAACAGATGTTGATACTATTGTGGAGAACAAGCTAAACTATGATTGGGAGGCTTTACGAGTACAGATTAGGAAACACGGACTACGGCACAGCACATTGTCCGCACAAATGCCTTCAGAGAGCAGTTCCGTTGTGTCGAACGCAACAAACGGAATCGAACCACCTAGAGGTTACTTGTCCGTTAAGAAGTCCAAAAAAGGGCCTCTTAAGCAGGTTGTTCCGCAGTACCAATCGTTAAAACAATATTATACTTTGCTATGGGATATGCCTAGCAACGAAGGATATATTAACATTGTAGCAATGATGCAAAAGTTCTTTGATCAAGCTATAAGTGGCAACTGGAGTTACAATCCAACACACTTTGAAAACAACGAAGTGCCAATGAGTGTAATGATAGGTGATTTGCTAAACACGTATAAGTATGGATGGAAAACTTCTTATTATCAAAACACATATGATTATAAAACAGATGGTGATGTGGTAGAGGAAGTAAAACAGCCTGTAGCTAGAGATGAGTTTGCAGGTACAGATGAAGAGTATGATGAACATTGTGAGGCATGTGCAATATAAAGGTTGACTTTGCACTTATACAATGTTATAATACATTTAGATAAAGAGGATATAGAGAAAAAAAATGGCTAAGACAGTATTTAATCAAGAAAAAGTAGACTTTACAAAGAGCACTATGTTCTTTGGACCAGATCAAAACACACAAAGATATGATGTGTTTAAATTTCCCGAGTTTGATAAACTTAATCAAACTATGTTAGGTTACTTTTGGAGAGCTGAAGAAGTTTCTTTACAAAAGGATAGAGCAGACTATCAATTGTTCCGTCCAGAGCAAAAGCATATCTTTACAAGTAATTTAAAGTATCAAACATTATTAGATAGTGTACAAGGACGTGGACCTAGTCTAGCTTTTCTGCCATATGTATCTTTGCCAGAACTAGAAGGTTGTATTGTTACTTGGGACTTCTTTGAAACAATTCATTCACGTTCATATACACACATAATGAAAAATGTGTATCCAGATCCAAGTGAAGTATTTGATACTATCTTAGACGATAAAGAAATTTTAAAAAGAGCAACAGCAGTAACAAAGAACTATGATGCATTTACTGAAGCGGCTGATCTTTGGTTCCATAAAGGCGAAGGTTCGTTACGTGATGTCAAAAAGAAGATGTTCCTTGCTATGATGAATGTAAATATATTAGAAGGACTACGTTTTTATGTTTCCTTTGCATGTACATTTGCATTTGCAGAATCTAAAGTAATGGAAGGTTCAGCAAAAATTATTAGTTTAATTGCACGTGATGAAGCAACACATCTTAATTTATCAACTCATGTATTAAAGCATTGGTTGAAAGGTAATGATGATCCAGAAATGCAAAGTGTTGCTAAAGAGTGTGAAGAAGAAGTATTGGCTATGTGGCAAGAATGTGTTAACGAAGAAAAGGCTTGGGCGAACTATCTATTTAAAGATGGTGCAATAATTGGTTTGAATGAAGAACTGTTGCATCACTATGTAGAATGGATCGCAAACAAAAGACTAAAAGCACTTGGATATAAAACATTGTTTGATAGACCAATTAATACAAACCCACTACCTTGGACACAACATTGGTTGAGTTCGTCAGGATTACAAGTGGCTCCACAAGAGACTGAAGTAGAGTCATATATTATTGGCGGCATCAAGCAGGATGTAGACAAGGATTCACTGAAAGGATTTAGTCTATAATGCAAGAAGTAGTAATTTATAGCAAGCCGCATTGTCCTTCATGCGTAAAGGCAAAGGCTGTATTTGATAAAATGAATGTCGAATACAAAACATTTACACTTGGTACTGATATTCAGCCAAGTGAACTTATGGCACTTTTTGAAGAAAAAGGATTGCCAGCACCAAGAACTGCTCCACAAGTTTTTATAGGTAGTCAACATATTGGAGGGTACGAACAATTACTTTCTTATATTGAAACAACCGGATGGAATGGAACAGGCGAAAGTTTAGGATAATATATGTTATTAGAAGCAACTTATAAAGAAGGCGATACAATTAGTTTTAAAACTGTAGCAGGTGAAGAAGTAATTGCTCGCTTACTAAAGAAAGAAAAAGATTCAATGAAAGTTAAGAAGCCAATGGCTCTTACTATGACTAAAGACGGAATTGGCATGGTGCCATTTACCTTTACTGTTGGACGCGATAGTGAACTAGATATTAATCTATCAACTATTGTGTTTATTGCTAAGACTGAAAAAGGAATGGCAGACCAATACATTGAATCAACAACCGGCATAAAGATTAACTAAAAGGAGATAAAGATGTCAACAATACATGAACAAATCGTTGCACAGTACGAATCGTACCTAGCAGAGAACGAAAAATTTGAAGGCGGTACTAAAGCGGCCGCGGCTAGAGCAAGAAAAGCTCTAGGCGAAATGGGTAAACTTGCAAAAGCAAAGCGAGCTGAAATCCAAGATAAAAAAAATAATATGTAATAAATACTACAGGGCGTAAGAGTTATTTTTACGCCCTGTATACTTTAAGAAGGGCAACACATGAAGCAGGGTAAATTAAAATGGTACAATCACGTAAAGGGTTACGGATTCATATCACGTGATGAAGGACAAGCAGATTTGTTCGTACACATTTCAGAGTTTCGTAAAGCAGGCGTAAAGAAAGTAGTCGAAGGCATGGTCATTGACTATGAACTTGACGACCATAACGGCAAACCTGTGGCAATTGATATAGCAATCATTCACACACCAGAACAGTAAAGGATAGTCCAGAGTATGGAAGGTTTAATAATTCTATATGGACTATTTGTTAAACATGCCATTGCCGACTTGGCAATGCAATCTTTTCGAAAGACTCCTGGAGATAAAAGTAACCTTAGAAGTCCTAAGGGATATATCCATGCGGCCGATCACGCCGGACTTACTTTTATAGTTATAGCTCTATTAACTAATAATGTTGTTATGTC